TATGGGAATTTTTTTCCACCGACATTTGGCATCTACTTTCTCCGTGATTTTTTACCTGCGCACTTCCACTTTTTCCGTGATAGTCGCAGTGGTGAATTAGGGTTCTTTGCCGCTTTGGGATGCTTTTTCATCTGACCAGCAGATCGAGCACAGTAACTGTCGCCCTTCTTTGTGCCTGGTGAGATCGAGTATCCCTTCGCTCCATATCTGACTGTCTTCTTGCCCACCTTCTTGCTAAATTTCTTAGGTCCGGTGTATGCCATCAGACATCCTTTTCTGTAGTCAGGAACGCATGTAGGTTTTCGCGTTTCAGTCGTTTGACTATCTCTGCTGCACTGTGTTCGCCTGAGAAGATGTCAAACCCTTCGCGCATCCATTTCTCGACAACGATGGTCGGTATCTGTGCGACCGACATGAACTCACCTTCCCTTCGAGACTTCGATGCGTCTCGCTGTTCTTTGATGCGGTTCATAAAGTCGTTGCTCAAATGCTGGGTGTGCTTGCGGAAGACACCACCTACATCGCACCCATACTCCTCATCGATACCGATGAGTCGTGGTTGTTTCTTCATAATATTTCTCCTTGGGGATTAAGGCGTGAGGGGCGGTTCGTAAGGAGAGCGAACCGAACCGTTGCTCCCCTCACTCCTAACTATTGACGATCTATGACAGACCGTTGATTTGTGCTGATGCCTTATCGTTCAGGTGCATCAATCCACCTTCGTAAACACAAAAGTGCTTATCGCTATCGCCTGTCTTAGCAAGTAATGTGCGTGTGGTTGGACGCAAGACTGCTGATCTCCACATTGTGGGATCGAGCAAGAACGCATGTGTGGACATCTGGATACGGTTCAGAACCACCTGCAACGTGCCATATGGATTAACCATAATGTTGACAGCGTTTGTCAGTGTTTGGTTCTCATCGTTAAATGTCCGATTACGACCTGATGCTCCGGTAAACCCAGCGACAATCTCTGAATCGCTTGGTTTGATCATGAACAATGTTGGGTCGCCACCAGCAGTGTATGCTGCTTCGTGCGCATCAAGCAGTTTCGCTTCTGTAAGAGGGTCAGTCGCGTTTGTACCTGCATCGATTGTGTTACCTGCATGTATCAGTTGTGACGCTGAGTCCATCTCACGTGCAACAGGACCAGAGTTGTTACCTGTGACTGCCGCATTGTCTTGACCTACATACGCGAACTCGATATCGCGTTTCAGTTCCTTCAGTGCTTTTCCTAAATTATACGCAGTCTCTTTAGCACGACCGTAAGTCTTGATCGCGTCTGCTGTTGCAGATACTTGAAACGCCTTGGTTAGGATTTGCGTGTTACCACTCTTCATTGTGGTGGCAGTCAGTGTTGCCATGCTCGGATCTGCTCCCTCAACTGCCTTATTATCGGCAGGACTTGCGAGAGTATCCTGTTGATATTGATATACACGTGCGTGCACTTTTTGTGGTCGGATTGCCGTGTACATAGGACATTCAGTCGGACTGATGTTTGAGATTACGTCCTGTACATCTTCCGCTTGACCTACTTGATCGTATGTCGTGAAAGTTGCCATTTTATTGTATTCCTTACATTATTGGGTTTATCTATGCTTCCCAACGTGCAAGCAGTACGTCTGCAATATCTTCCAAATCACTATTTCGCGCAGACAGTTTGTCTTGCGCTTTCTTCATGCGACGTGCTTTTGCTTCACGTTCACCTTCGGGTGCTTTGGTCGATCTAAGAACCTTCTTCTTGGCAGCGACTTTCTTCTTGGTCGCCACCTGCTTTGTTTGGTCGAACAATCTCGCTTTGTGCAAAATCTTGATCGCAGTTGGATCGACAATGGTATTCACCGTTGCCTCATCCATACCTTGTTCAATCGCATATGCACGAATATCGTTGTAAAGATCATTTGACCATTCTGGGATGTCGTTCTCTAAAACCTCGATTGCTTGTTTTGCAGCGTCCTGCATTGCCTTTTGGTTTTGTGCTTGGACATCCTGATAAAATTTATCCGCTTCTTCGCGCAGGAACTTTAGGTCGTTTCCTGCGTCCTGTGCTTCTTTTCGCAACAGGGCAAAGTCTTCTGCTTCCATAGTCTTCGATGCAAGCAGCATATCGACTTCCGAATACGGTTTATATTTCTCCTCTGCCTTTGCAAGCAGGGTCTGAAATACCGCATGGTTCTTGTTAATTGCTTCGTCTGCTTCCTTACGTTTTGAAGCAGTCTCTTGAGACTTTCTGGTGAGGGACGCTTCTTGACCAGCAAGACGCTTGAGTTCTTTAACTGTTTGCTGAACGACTTTGCCATCGACAGTGACTTCGACCATAGCATCGTCATCAGCGAACTGACTGTCGAGTTCATCTTCGTCATCATTGTCTTCATTTGCATCGTCTTCTTCTTCAGGTTCAGTGTCTTCTTCAATGTCTTCCTCGGTCTCATCGACCTCTACTAAATCAACATCGTCGTCTGTCTCTACTTCGACTTGCTGACTTGCTTCCTCACCGTCTTCAGATAACTGGTCATCACCAGCGTCTTCCCAACGTGATAGGATTGCATCTGACACTTCATCATCACGAAGTGCCTTGGTTATTGAGGTTTGTTCTAAGACGTTATTCAATGGTCTCTTCCTCTTGACTGTTGTTGTCATTGGCAACGATTTGATCTCGCACCGATACCCGCTGTTGTAGGGTCGAGACGATATCAACCAATGCTCTGTAGTGGTGGTATGACCGTTCACGTTCGGTCGTCTGCTCCGGTTTGGAATTGCAAAACGCTTGGAACGCTTGGTCTACTAGATTGTTGACAGTTGAATTGAAACTGGGGTTGTCGAGCAGTTGTTCTGCTTCTGCCCCGATACGTACTAATTCGTCCTGCTTTAGTTGCTCTTCTTGTATTGTCAAAAAACTCTCCTATCTAAGTGCTATGAAACGCACTTTGTTAAATTCAAACGCGGTCGTAAAAACCAAGCGAAGAAACAAAACAGCAGACTTACAGACCCTTTGTATGCTGGGTCTGATGGGTCTTGCTTTGTTTGCTCTTACTGCTTGTCAGTCGGGTGGCGGTTACTAACCAGTCGGACTGACTATTCCGCGTCTATCTTCAGTATTTCTCAGGATTTCGAGTTCACTCTCGTCAATGAGACGCTTGTGCTCAAACTGTGCTTCTCGTAAATCCTGATTGTCAGATGCTATCGCGTGTTGTGCCTCTGCCTTGGCGAGATCAAGTTCAACCTTGCTCTGTGTTGCCATTGCATCATTCTGCACACGCTGTTCTGCCACCATTGTCTGACGTTCTTGCAGTTCCATCTGCTTTGCTGCCATCTGCTGCTGCATCTGCTGTGCTGGGTCAGGTTGTGGTGGTGGTAGGCGATCCGGTGGAGTTAGATAGTCTTCCACGTTTAAGATGCCTTGTGCCTCTAACATCTTTTTCATTAACTGGTATCGGTTCTGCACCGAATACATTGGTTGCAATGTTGGGTCTTGTGAAAACATCTGATGCAGTTGCATCATCTTTTGTGCTTCACGATCCTGTTCGCCATATCCAAGTTTCAGTTCGACAACCACATCGCGTTGTTCAGACCACGATGCTGGATCGACAGCAACATAATCACCTGCCACTTCGAATATCTTCTGCTCTGTCTCGTTTTCTACACATAGTCGGTAGATTTCATTAAACAGTGGTTTAACGTAATTATTAGCAAAGCACCTTGCGATGATCTTCTGTCTTTGCTGAGACATAGTGGCAAGTTGCTCAACCATTGCGGCAGAGTTTTGCTTGCTAATCGCGTCTTTGTTTAGACCCTGTGATAGTCTCGATACACCTGTGTTGTCTTCTTTGTCCTCATCCAGCATCTGGATAGTTTGGAACACAAACGGGTTGAGCGGTGCCTGTGGCATTGGTGATATGCCATCGGGTCTCGATACGTTCACAATACCACCAACACGATTATCAATGAGTTCGCGTGGTGACGTGAGTGCTCCTTTGACAACCATGTATCGTGGGTTGTTCGTAATCATCGCATGATCGAGGATCGAACGTGTCAGCACGGTACGTGCGTTCTGGGTCGCACATAGTTTTTCTGCGAAGTTGCTACCGTAGAATGAGTGTGGTTTTGGAAGTGGAGCAAAGGCAACAAACGGTCGTCTGCTTACTTCCTCATAATCCAGCAGGACATTACCTG